CAACATCTAACTTAACTAAAAGTTTTTTTAATTCATTTCCAAAAATTCTAGACTCTTGTTGTTTTAAAGTGGCCATTTGATCATCTGCTGTGTTTTTCGAAAACAACATAGTGTCAGGTTTGAAAACTTTGTTACTAGATTTATCTATACCTTTTAGAACATCGTACTGTATCTCATCTATAAATATTCCGTTAAGACCATCCATTGTAGTTCTATTGGAAGATCTAGTATGACCCCATTGATGAGGAACATCAAAGTGTGAACTTAATCCAACTTCTTTGTAATCTTTTTGATTTTTTAATGGATTGTATGTGTATACGTCTGTTGATTGTGTTGCTCTGCCTGCATTACCAGGAAGCATAATTTGTGCATGCTCTGTTGTAGTTCCATAATCTCTTTTTAAATTTATCATTTTAAAAACATGATTTCTTATTTCAGAACCAAATTGATTTTTATTTAAGAACTGTGATGAAGTATAAACAGTTAGGGGATAGTTATCTTTTCCTTTTGCAAAATCTAAAGCTGCAGTCTCTCCTGTTCTTCCTTGAATCTTTTCAATTTTTCGTATGAAGTTAGCAATTATATCGTAGCCTCTAGTTTCAATTGCTTTTTGTTTTGCATCAGTAAGAGTTCCGTTTGCACTAAAAGACTTAGCAATAAAATCATTGAAAGCATCTACTTCCTTTTTTACATCCTGCATAAGTTTTATTGGCATACCACTAAACTTATCTACCACCGGAATATATTTTTGTCCTGCAGCAGGTGTAGCATTTAATTTACTAAAACCATCCATGAATCTAGAATAAGAACTCATTAAGTTACCAAACTCTGGTTCTAAATTTAAATTACCTTGAAATGCTAAATTTGTTGGTTTGACATTTATCTGTGATCCTCTTTCTGCATTAGCTCTCCATAAATCTACTGCTGTTAGTTTTTTATCGGCATTTTCTCTCAAGTATAAACCAAAACCAGATCTATCTAGTTCTTTTGCAAATCCAGAATTTTGTAATTCACCAAGCCACTGCGATCCAGTTTTTGTTGTATCAGGTGCATACTTAGCAGCAATGCCTTCCATAAGTTTTGAATATCTTTGAAACCCTACATCAAATGCATCTAGGTTTTGATTTGGTTTATAATTTTGTGTTGACCATTTACTTGCGTTTAAATTTTGTACTTCTGCTGCTAGAGCTTCTGCACTATCAAACGAACCAATAAGATTGTTTCCGTCATACAATTCTAATTGTTTTGTATTTGGATTGAATCTACTATTGTATCCAAGATCCACAGCTTTTGCTTTTGGAAACTGAACAAGTTCTTTTTGTGTTGTTACATTTGGATTTGAGTTATCTTCTAACTTAGCAACTCTCTTTGCATTGTTTGCTACTTTGTTTACTTGTCCAAAACTATTTCTAATCGCTATTGGAGCGCTCATGATATTAGCAACTGGTAATCCTACCATTGTATTTATTTCTGCTTGAAGTTTGTTTATCTGCTTATCATCATAGCCATACATTTTCATTGCATCAGACCACACTGCACCAGGAGCCCTGACTGCGAAGTCAAGAGCATCAAATATCTTTTCTCCATAAGGTGCTAAAGTATTCCATACCCCTTGAGTTAAAGGATCAGCGTCTTTGAGAATGGGTAGATTTCTAGCATCGTACTCTTTTCCAAAACCTGAGCTAGTAGGTTCTAATAATTTACCTTTGAATATTAGTCCAAGAATCCTGGACCCGTACTCCTCATCCCCAACTCCTTCTTCAAAGAATTGTTGATTCAAAGCCACTCTATCAATCTTTGTATCATCTCCATCTTTTTTACCTGGAGGCATAACGTTTCCACCTTTGAAAGGAACAGTGCTTGTTAGATTTACACCTTTGTCTACACTTTTAATTAGTTGAGTTAAGTTAGGCATATACTCACCATAAACATTTAATCTTCCTGAACTAGGACTCATCATTTGTATTTCTAATCCTAAATTTTTTGCATCTGTTCTTATAAAATTTAATTGAGAGTCAATATCATTTATGGATTGTTTCCATTTATCTAAATCTTTATTTTTTAAAAAATTATTATTTACAATGTTTGCTTTTTCATTTTCTAATTTTTTTATCTGTGTTTCTAATTTATTTTGATAAGAGTTTCTAACCTGTGTATTCAATCCTTTTGGATTTGCTAAATACCCTTGTAGTTTTTGATTACCTTCTAAAGCATCTAAATTTCTATTTGGATTCATAGAAGCATGAGTTCTGTTTGGTACACTTCCTGTTTTATCTATAAAGGTAGATCTAACCTTTGGATTGTTAAATAATCTTTCGTATAATGCAGGGCCTCCTTTATCAACAGGGTCTTTACTAAGTGTAACATTTGTATCTACAACTTTTTGTGTATTCTTTTTTACTTTGTCATCTTGAGTTTTTAAATTAAATTTTTTGTAAGGATTAACTTTTACGGGTTGATATAATTTGGTAGTGTCAACTGTGTTAGCTACTTTTAGATAAGGTTTATATTCAAACTTGCCTGGTATAACTCCATCTGCTCTTAGATAATCATAATATAATTTATTGGCGTATTTTTTTGTATCTTCGTCTTTTATTTTATTAAACTGACTTACTAGAGGTTTACCTTTAGTATTGTGCCACATAGTAGGAGTTCCGTAATCTTTATTTTTTGTGCCTACAAATAGATTCATAAATCTATTCCAAGCTATCTTCATATCCTTTTTTACATCGGTTATGTTTTCTTTTACAATTTTTGAACTGCCTGAAGATCCAGAACCTCCAACATTAGGAGACAATCCACTTCCAAAGCCAGGAGCACCTATACCTTCTGTAAAGTATCCTTCAGCAAATATACCCGGTCTATCTTTGGTAGCCATTAATAATATCTCTCCTCACCTGCGTAGTCTGGTACAGTTGGTTCTTCCCAATAATCATCAGGAAGTGTAACGAAGTTGCCTTGGCGAAAACGTAGCACGGCTTGTGTTGTAGAGTCAACATAATCGTCGTTGTCACCATAAGGAAAAGCAGCACATTCCTCTATGACTTCTTGCGCCCATCGCTCATCAGGAACCCATACCTGACCAGCTTCAAATACCGGTGCTACAGCGTTTACTCTTACATGCTTATCATTTCCTTTGCTTGGTGTAAAGTTCGTAACAGGTATACCCACTTGTCTTAGTTCATGGGTCAGGGGCAGTCCACTCGCTTTCGCTTCGATAATGATTGTCTCTGGTTCGTACTCTTTGTACTTAGCAAGAGCCTTTCTTTTTAGTTCAGGAAAATCCCACCTGCCTTTGATTGCATCTAATAATATTAAATATACTTTGCCGTCAGCTTCCGATGTAAAGACTCCCCACGTTGTAATCGCCGAATAGTCTGCTGTTTCTTTTTTGGAATACGCTGTGTCGTAACTTTGTATGATGTGTTGTATGTTGTTAGGCGGGGTTTGTGATTCCCACTTCATCCACCATTCTCTTTTGATAATAGATCCTTCTTCTGAGGTAGGAGATTGTTGCCACTGTGCTTGCCACTTCTGTTCATTCAAAGAGGCCTTGACCGATAGCAGTTCATCTTTCTTCCAGAACTCAGGCCATATAGGATTACCCGTCTTTGGAAAGATAGCGGGAAACTCAATGACCTCCCACTGGTCTGCTTTGATTTCAGTTTGTGCGTTGATAAGTTTTCCTGTTAGATCTTTGGTAGACCATCTTGTCATTACAATAACGATGATACCACCAGGTTGTAAACGCTGTCTTGGTCCTGAAGTATACCACTCGTATGCATTATCAAATGCCGTTTCGGATAGTGCATCTTGCTCCGAGTGTGGATCGTCAATGATCAGGAGGTCTGCACCACGTCCCGTGATTGCTCCTCCTACACCAGTTGCGAAGTACTCACCACCATGATTTGTTTCCCAACGACCCGCTGCTTGACTGTCCTGTGATAACTCGACGTCTGTAAAGACGCGTTTGTAGTCTTCGTGATTCATGAGGTTTCTAACTTTTCTTCCAAAGCGGAAGGCTAGTTCGCCGGTATGCGTAGCTTGTATGATCTTGGTTTTGGGAGCATGGCCCATGATCCATGCTGGAAGTAGATAGGATGCAAACTCAGACTTCGTGTGCCTTGGTGGCATATTCACGATCAAACGTTTCAGTTTCTTATCTTTCAGTAGTTCAAATTTTTCTGCAATTTTTTTATGATGGTAGCCTCCAATAAACTCTGGCCACACAGCTTTGACAAAATCTAAAAAATTATTTTTTGCTCTTTCAGAAGTTTCTAATTCTTTTTGTCGTAATTCTAATTTTTGTATTAAGGCCTGTGCTTCCTCAGGATTGGTGGTCTCAAAATCTAAGGACACTATTTCTGTTCCTTGAATCCATAGAAATAATTTGTATCATCTCCAGCAGTCCATTTACTAACAGACTCCACAGCATACTCAATCGTAGATACTTTGAAGTCAGGTTGTTTTGGTTCTGCCGGTGTTAAAGATTTATCATAAAATAATGTTCTATTGTTTGGTTGTGCTGCATAATGTTTGTTATCCAATTCTATTATATTGAAAGATTTATGTTCCGCAGGAACTTCCGAATAATTTATGTTTGGTAGATTAGGATCTGCATGACAGCTATCAATAGTAAACAAATACTCTCCCTCATACCATTGTTTGGATGGAGACAGGTAGCGTGCTTTAGGAGGCACGGTTGTTTTTTCTATGACCGTGATGTGATAACTAAATGCATCCCACAGTTCTAATTCTTCTAACTCAAGATCCAACTCAGTAGGACTACTAACAAAAGCACTAATAGGGAGCTTATCATATAGAGCAGCATACTCAGGCAGATATGTTTCAAAGTAGAGCGCTCGACCTTGAATTGACTTAACAGATACCCAAACACCCTCTACAAATTCTCCATGACCTTTTTGATGATCATATAAGTATTGTTTTTTAACATAGACTTTTACTGGTGGTACATTAGCAACTAAAAATGCCATTTGTAGTATGTACAATTTTTTAAAAATTTTTTCAAGTCAACATCTTTTTTTGGTAGTGGGGGGAGGGTGGCTGACAGTTCAAATCTTTGTTGTAAGGTCAAGTCTACACACAACAGGGGGGAGAGGGGGTTTCGCAAAATTTTGCAGGTGTCAGGTAAAATTGAGATTGTTAACTAACTTTAAAACGCAGAACACCCCACGATTAATGGGGTGTTAGGTATTTAAGATTGTATTAAATTGATTGGATCGGTGTTGTTGCAACAAACCAAAACCATAGGATAAATAAAAGTATCAAGGCAGTAAACACCACCTTGATAAGATATAAGATATACTTCATTGATCTTTAGACAGACCAAAATTAACAGCAAGTTTTTGAGCAAGTTCAATTCCAAACTGTTTGATAACTTCGTTATCTTTATTCTTTAGTATGAATTGAAATATCTCTTGATCTAAAAACCCAGCCAGCAATTGCCAATTGATTTCTTTACTCATGTTGTTAACGATTGGCATATCACTTCTTGAAGTACTAACGGGATTATTCCCGTTAGTTGTAATTAAACTAGTTAATTGAGTTAAATCATAGTTAGGCATTGTTACCTACTTTCAACATTTTGATAAGTTCATTATCAACATTGACACCAACCCCACTAATGTTTTTAATACTAACACTAGTTGAAGTCTTGTAAGGTATTGCAATCTTTTTAGATGTTAATAACTTTTTAACTTCAGATTGGTTTAGTATATCTCTTTGAGTTTGAGATATAGCGTAAGTTTCATTGCCATATTCAAAAACAAAATTCTTTTTATCACTTACTAATTTATGATTAGTAACGATTTCGGTAAATTCGTTTTTTAATTGGTTTACTAACTTATCAATACTATTTTTAATATCTAAAGCAGTTCTATACTCAATAAGAGTTGCTATTGCTTTTTGATTAAGTTTAGATTTTTTAGTCATCATAACCTCTTTCTAAATGGTTAAATCAATTAATTATTAATTGATTAGATAACAATACCTATATTATAACTTATTACAACAATAAAATGAATTAGTTGTGAATAACTTTCAAGCCCAAGCGATCCAGACTTCTTGAAACTTTTAATACTTGACGGCAACTCGGTTCGGCCGGCCGAACTTTCTACTAATAGTAAGGAAGGACTGGTGTGGCTGCCATCGCAGGTATTTTTTACAGTAGCAAAAATAGCAGAAATGCGCCAATCCATTCAAGCCAGGATCCCTGAGCTGCTGCAGCAGCTCCCAGGGCTATAATCAGGGTCATAAAAATCGGCAGAATACTTGACATTTTAAATTACCCGAAGCGAAGTTTTACCACGCCGGCCGGCCGGAAACTTTCTACTATAAGTAAGCAATCTCTGAACGGCTGCCATCAAAGGTATTTTCTTCATGCTCCCTGAATCATGGTCTCAAATCTCTCGTGCCCATCGTAGTTGGTAACATCTATCTTCGCACCATCCATCCAGTCCATGAACCAGTACTCTACCCGATGTAGTTCGCCGTGCTCGTTTACGAATCCACGAAGCTCGTCGCTGGGACCTCCCCAACTAAACTGCCAGCGCCAGTATCCTTCAATCTGGTCGGTGAATGTATGTGGTTCTACATAGTCAAAGCCCAGGCCATCAAACTCAGGATCCTTAATATCTTCTTTTCTTTGTTTCCATTGGTCATCCACACGCTCTGCACATGTCTTCGCCCAATCTTTCTTCAATGCTTCAGTCATCGTCTTACCTTTCTAAATTCGAGGAGATGTCGGACACGCTTGACCAAGATCAATCCGAATTAAATGAGAGCTACTCACCAGCGTTCATCTCCTAATGTTATATATAGTTATAACTTGTTATAATGTCAACACTTGTGTCCAAAATTTTTCCTGGCAGCAGCTGCCTGGCTCAGGCGGCAAACCTTCCTCAAAACTCCAATCAATCAGCCATTTTTCTAGAGGCGAAATGAAGACGCCGGCCGGTCCGCTGCTCCATTACTATTATAGGATCCATGAATATTGGCTGATAATCAAGGTATTTCCCGCAGCTCTGACGCTGCATCCTGGATCGGAGCTGCCATTCAGGATTAAGAATGGCTGTTTTCTGCCATTTTACTCATCTCAACCACGGCTCGGCCGGCCGGAAACTTATTACTATTACTTGGCTTTTGAAGAACGGCTGCCAATTAAGGTATTTCGCAGGTCTTCCTCTGTCCACGGATGCGGAAGCAAGACTCCTGAACCCTGATCCAACAGCTTTAGTCCATGAACCGACAGTTCACGAACCAACTTTCCTGGGAATACAGCTACACGACCATCTCTCCCCCCTTCAGCGCTAATCTTTACCAAAACAAAACTGACACCACCATGCTTTGCATGTGCATAATGCCAGGCTATTTGCTTGGGTGAGATGATAACTTTTTGTAACTTGTTACACTTTAATTCTGCCCAAAATTGAAACCCTATTTTACTAGCCTTTTTCTTGAAAACTCCAAACAAATCAGGCACTCCAGGTGATGCCCAAGACTCAATTCTAGTCCAGTTAACATTCGACGTTTTATTTTTAATTTCTTTCCAAAATTTTTTCTCAGGTCGCATTATTTATTTGTTTTTGAGTTAAAATTTTATGGCAATTTGAGCATAAAATATCACACTTTTTTGCCTCTTCTATGATCTTATCAAGCTGATTCCAGCTATTTCTGAAGAACATTGATACACTATTTTTCTTTGTTTTTTGTTCTCTGTGATGAAACTCTAAAGCATAAGGACTATCATTGTAGCCACATTCCTGACATCCTTTTTTCATTTTGTATTCATTCATGTAATTAGAAATCTTTCTGTACAATTCTTTCTTTCTGTTTCTTTTGTAATCTAAATTTTTTTGAAACCTATCTGGTCTTCTCCAATTCTCTTTGTAATATCCGTCTTTCTTTATTCTTGCTTTTATGTATCCATCAAATATGTAACCATCCTCTCTTACATCTCTAAGTTTAAAAGGTTTATTCGTCTGAGGATTCAATCGCTTCATGAGCTACATCTATAATGGTTTCTGGGAATCTATTTCTTAGTTCCTTCAGTTTATCCTCCACTTCGATTTTACTCATCTTATCAATCGATCCAGTCAATATCTCTTTTCTATCTACATACAAACCGGCAGCTCTTCCACGTGAAATCTCTGCATTTACAGCTGCAGAATAGTTCTTGTCATCCTCTGCTTTTTTACTCAAACTATCCAATCTTTTCATATGTCTAGTAATATTGGACATATACTTTTTGTGTACTTCCTCGCGTAACAATGAAATATATTGTGCTACTTTTGGAAATTCTTTTGCAGACTGTAAGCGACTAGCATAGATCCTTGCAGTTTTT